CGCTCCGAGAGCTTGACGTAGCGGGTTCGGTCCTTGCCTTTTCCCACGCCGGTCTCGTCCCTGCGGCGCCCGGGCAGGATCGACTGGAGGATCCGTTCCAGGAGCTGCCCCCTCTGGTCGTCGGGCCCGCGGTCCTGGCCGCCGCGGCCGGTCCCCGGGTAGGTCGCGCTCGTCGAGGCCGACTGGCCCGGAATCGATTCGGAGCCCGTCTCGAACTCGTCCGTGATCCGGTCCGCCTCGTCCTTGAGCTTGGCCTTGTAGTCGGGCCAGCGGGCCAGAGCGTATTCGAGGTCGACGTAGCGGACGGTCCCCACCGATCCATCCTGGATCGACTCCTCGCCCGTGGCCCAAAAGAGCGTCGGCTTCCACAGCCGCCCTTTGACCTCGCCGACCCAGCGGGGCGGGAACACGCGATCGTCCCACTCGGCGCGGTCCTCCCACCAGAGCTTGTAGACGCGGTAGCCGTAGATCTTGCCGCACAGGATCGCCTTGAGCTGCTCGATCTCCATGCCCTCGGCGTTGAGGCCCCGCTCCCACATCCACTGAAGCCAGCCCTGCCAGGCCTCGGCCGCCTCGGCGTCGCCCGGCTCGCGGGGATCGCACAAGTACTGCGCCTGCTGGCGGCTGATCTTGGCCACCTCCTGCATCGAGGACGGCCAGATGTAGTTGACGACGATCCAGTCCCAGTCCTTGTGCCGCCGCCGGCCACCGGTCTGCTCGGAGAAGAAGTACTCCAGGTTCTGCCGCCAGAGGTCCATCCAGCTCCGCGTGATGGCCATGCCCCGGTCCTCTTCGTCCTGAAGGGCCTGGACCAGCCGTTCCTTGGGGGTCAGTCCGGCGTTCGCGTCTTCCTTGACTTCGAGTGCGATTCCCATTACGCATCCACCCAATCAGAACTCTTCTCTTGTCCGAGCCGCGCCAGATCCCGCATGATCCGCGTCATGTGCTCGGCGTCCCAGCGCTGGGCGTCCTGGGCCCAGGCCCGCATGGCGCTCTCGAAATCGCCGCCCCGTTCGTAATCCCACAGGGTCGGAACCGGAAACGGCTCGGCCAGCGCCTGCGCCGGCACGAAGGCCCCCGCCCGATACTGCACCCGGGCGACGACCGCGCTGGTTGCCCTTACCGCGCCGACCGCCTCGTGCAGAGCCATGTCACACCTCCACCCATTCATTCGATTTCTCGGCCTGAATGCGGGCGAGGTCCCGCAGGACGCGGCGGGCATGGTCCTGGCGCCACTGGACGAGATCCGCCGCCCACTGCCGCACCGCCGGGGCGAAGGACCCGCCCCGGCCGGCGTAGTCGTCGAGATTCGGGACCGGATAAGGCTCCGCCAGCGCCTGCGCCGGCACGTAGACGGCGGCCCGATGCTGCACCCGTCCCGCCGCAAGCGCTACGGCGTCGATCTGGACGCGCACGGCGTAGGTCTGCGCCAGGCGGGCGCTGAAGGACGACAGCGCCGCGATCCCGCCGGCGGCTTCGTGCATCGTGCCCGGCGCGACCGGCACGCTGGCGTACGGCCCGATCGGCACGCCGAACGTGGTGCCGGGGGTCGCACTCTGACACGGACCGATGTTGATGTTATAGGCCAACGCTCGCCCCCAATTGCAGCCCCGCGCCGTGGCAGGGCGAAGTCGTCTGGAGCCGGAAATCGTCGTTCGTCGGATCGACCAGCAGCGGATCGGTGCTGAGGTCGTTCGGCCCCTTGGTGAGATTGACCACGTCGGTCGTGTTGTACCAGCAGTTGTGATCCACCACGGCCTTGAGGTCGGCCGCCCCGAACGAGGCCCCTGTCGTATTGCCCGAGATGATGTTGTTGACGATGTTGAGATTGGCCAGGGCGCTCGCGCCCTCCGACAGGATGCCCGTCGTATTGCCATAGATCACGCACCCGTAGAAGTGCGTGTTATTGGCGGTGATCTTCACCCCCGTTCCACAGCGTGTAACGGCGCAATGAATCAAATGCCCGTTCAGCGCGGCGCCGACGGTGGGCGCATCGTGGATGAAGCAGGCGATCAACGTCGCGCCGGAACTCGTGAGGGCCTCTTTGCCCGCCACGGGATGATCCAGCTCGCAGAGAACCAGTACGTTCTGTGAGGCGAGTACGGCGGTGGCATAGCTCGCCGAGGCGAGCCCCGAAGAAGTCATCTTGCAGTTGTAAAACGTGGCGCCGGTGCTGGTCGAGAGCGTGCGGCCGACCGAACGGAACCGCAGATGGCGCACGTTCGCATAACCGGTGAAATGGCAGGCGTGATACGTGCTGTCCGGCTGGTCCCAGAGCGGCCGGTTGTCGGCCGTGGGCATGTCGCCCCGCGCGGTCTCATAGCCATAGACCCGCAGGGGGATCGTGGACGTGCCCGCACTAAAACTACCGGCAATGCCCCCGTTGGTGTAAGTCCCCGTCCGGACCCAGACGATATTGCCCGTCCTGACCGCCGACCAGAAATTATCCTGCTTGTGCGCCAGCGGATTGATCGCGCCCCCGACGTAGGCGAGCCAGTTGACTTGGCCCGCCCCGGCCGAACGGTCGATCGTCACGTTGTTGGTGTCCGTGTAGCTGACGATCTGATAGAAGCCCTTCGTCAGATGCCCGACGCTGGACAGGTAAACGACGTTGCCCACCATGGCCGCCGTAAACCCGCCCGTGGCCGAGGAGACGCCCGTGCCCGCGCCGTCGGTGGCGATGTCCGTCAGCGTCAGTTGCGGGCTGTCCTGCTGGGAATAATCAACGGACGTGCCCGGGTTGAGGTCGGCGAACCCGCCCCCGGCGTAGCTGGGCGCCTCCGCCCGCAACTCCCAAACTGTCCCCGCGTCGATGGCCATAGCCCACCCGTCTTAATCCAAAGCCACATCCAGCGCGCCGATCGCGAAACGGATCGCATCATTGGCCGTCACGTCCCGCGCCGCCGCGAGCGTCCCGCAAAACAGCACGTTGCCGGCCGTCGAGGCATCGAAAGCCGCAAAGCCGTAGATCGTACACCACGACTGCGCCGCCGTGGTGAACTCGATGATGGCCGCATTGTCCAGCGCCCCGCCCGACGCCGCCGTCCAGGCCGCGGCGCTGGTGTCCTGACGTCCGTAGGAGGCCGCTGTCGGTTCGTACGGGGTGGCGGAGTCCGACAGCGCCGTGTCCGAGTTGCACATTCCCACCCAGATCGTGACTTCGGCCAGCGGCACCTTCTTGAACAGGGCGCCCAGAACGAGGTCTTCCCAGTAGTCGCTGAAGGTCCCCATGTCAGTACTCCTTGACCAGGGCCTTGATGCGGTCCGCCTCGGTCGCGTCGCCCACGTTGTAAAAGCGAGGCCACAGCCACCGGGCGCCGCGGGAGCTGAAGCACACCCAGGCCAGGCCGTCCGAGAGCAGGTTGCCCGTCGTGACGTCCAGCCACTCCGTCGTGTCCGCCACGGTCAGATCGTCGTAGAACATCCGCGTGGTCAGGTCCGCCTGGCTCATATCCGCGATGGCCGGCCCGCACAGGCCCGTGAGGTCGCACACCCGCTGGGGGATCTTGTCCGACCCGGCCGCCCACAGTTCGCAGCCGAAGGACGCCGTCGCGTCCTCGCCGGGCCCTTCCGCGTGGAAGCCGACCATCACCATGTGGGCGCCCGGCTGCAGCTCGAACAGCACGCGGTTGGCCGTGAAGTCCGTCAGACGCAGTCCCTTCGTCACGCCGTCGAGCGCGGTATCGTCCGCCGTGCAGTCGATCCCGCCCCGCATTTCCTGCCACACTCCGTATGCGATCATGGCTCGTTCTCCTCATCGGTAAATCCGTGTTCCAGCGGCGCGTCGGACTCCGAGAAGGCCGGCCGGTCCTCCCGGACGCTCCAGACGATCCGCTCGTGCAGCCGCATGCCCAGCCAGATCAAGGCGGCCCCCCCGGCCGCCCCGATCACGATTCCCAGTCCCAGTCCCAGTGCCAATGCCGCGCTCATTCGGTCAAGGTCTCCTCATCCTCGTCGTCCTCCAGGTCAGCGAGGTTGTCCACCGCCCCGGCGTAGGCCAGCTCGTTGACGTCCCGCCCCGGGTCGCGCGGCCCGTCGTCGCCCGTCTGGTCGCTGCGATACGCCCGGGCCGACAGGGGGCAGCGCTTGTGCACCTGCAGGGCGATCATCGCCGAAAACAGCAAATCGTCATGCTCGCCCGGCAGGGCCTCGGCCCGCCCGTTCTTGTTGCGGACGAACGACTGCATCTCCTCGAGCAGCTCCTCGAAGACGACCTTGACCCCGCCCTCTTTGGCCGCGACCACGAAATCGTCCACCAGCCACTTGCGCGTGATGGACGTCGTCCGCCAGCCGAGGACCTCGCTTTCGCCCTCCGCCAGCCGGTCCTCGTGGATCGAACGGTTGTACAGATTCGGATAATTCCGCTCCTTGAAGTACGACAGCAGCACCATGGACGCCGGCATCTCCGGCCCGACGAAGGCCTCGTGATACCAGACGGCCGCCCGGTACGCCTGCTTGGCCAGCTCCCGCTGGTCCGTGCGGCCCTGGTAAATCGCCACGACCTCGCCGGTATTGCGGTCCAGGACCGTGATCCCATCGGTGTCCAGGGCGCTCTTGGGATTGTTCACGTCCGACAGCCGCCCCTCCATCGAGTCGATCCCGATCGCGTAGTCGTGGTCCTCCCGCGGCCCGGCCCGCACGAGCCAGGAATTGAGCAGCTCGTCCGTATCCACCGGCTCGACCGTCCCGCTGGTCTCGTCGAACACCACCCGCCGCCGCCCGCCCGTCGCCAGGTACAGCCGCTGGAGCGTCTGGATCTCGGCCGAGAACACCGGATTGCCCGAGACCTGAAACGCCTCCTCCCAGCACGAGGGATACTGCTCCTGGAACAGCCCCAGGTCCCCGTTCATCTCCGCCAGCTTCGTCCGCCGCCAGTAGAGCTGCGCGTCGGTGAGGTTCAGCTTGTGCTGCAACGCCCGCTCCTCGCGGGAAAACACCGTCCCCGGACGCGGCGCGATCGCGTAGTCCGGGAACATGTACCACCCGACGAAGACCGGCAGATACCCGCTGTAGTCGTCCGGATGCCGCCGCCGCCGCCGCACGTTCTCCCGCCAGGCGTCGTAGAAAAACCCGCCCGGGCCGTTGGCCGTCGTCTCCCGCACGATCGTCGTGCCCGCCCGCAGCGGCACGATCTCCTGCAACCCCCCCATCTGCGTCTCGGCGTTCTCCCACCGCGCGATCTCCGAGCAGTGCAGAAACTGCGCCGTGAACGAGTGGCCCAGCGAAATCTTGCCCGCCGTCTGCGCGATGAACTGACTGCGATGCGGCCGGGTGAACTTGATCTCCTTGCGGTTCGTCGCGTCCTTGGGCCGCTTGTCCCCCGCCGGCAGGTCCTCCTCGAAGATCTTGGTCATCCCGAAGATGTGGTCCGTCGAGTCCGCATCGACCGAAACCGCCATCGCCCGCCAGTTGGCGAACTTCATCACCTCGTAGAAGCCCTCCGCCTCCAGCCAGGTCGAGCCGCCCCACTGCCGGAACTTGAGCAGATCCAGCCGCACCGGCAGGCCCCGGCACCGCTGCTGCTGCATCGCCATGTGCAGCCGCAACTGCACCGAATTCGGCGTCAGCAGGACCCGCTGGCCCCCTTTGGTCACGATGTGCAGCTTCGTCGCGATCCACTGGAGCCGCTCGGCATCGGGTTGTACGATCCCCTGCGTCATCCCACCACCGCCGATTCAATCGCCGCCGCCTGCGCCACCATGCCCGCCAGGGCCGCCCGATGCGTCACCAGCGCCTCGATCATCCGGTCCGCCTCCTCGATCGTCCCCGGCATCTGCCGCGACGCCCCCACCTCCGCCATCACCTCCTGCTGCTCCTTGTAGCCGTGCGCGCTCATCAGCACGAGCTTGGTCACCTGCGCGTCCGCCCGGCACTCCAGGCCCCGCCGCAACACCCGCGCATGCTGCACCGTCAACGCATAATCCCACGCCGCGCAGAACACCGGATCGTTCTTCAAAATCGACGTGACGCTCCCCTGCGGAATCCCCCGCTCCACCAGCCACTCCACCAGCAGGTAATGGTCCGTGCTCGACCACACCCACGATACCAGATCGTCCGCCAACGCCCGGCACACCTCCGCCGTGTACAACCGCCGCCCGATCTCGCTGCCCGCCACCGGCGGCGCCAACGCGGCCAACACCACGCCCGGAACTTCCCCCGCCGCCACCGGCAGCTCGGCCTTGATCCGCTCCAGATCCGCCAGCTTCTCCCGCGCCAGGTTCTCCAGGATCTGCGCCCGCTGCGACCGAATCCGACCCTCCCCATAGTGCGACTTCGAACCCCGCCCCGCCGCCTTCGCCCGTACCTTCCGCGGCCCCCGCGCCACGCCCGGATTCCCCGCCAGCATCCCCCCTGGAACCTGATCCGACCCCATCGCCATACCCCCCAAGGCGGCAAAACG